CGTTGGACCCGTAGCGCCTGTCAAACACGTTGGACCCGTCGAACCCGTTGAACCTGTCAAACCCGTTGGACCCGTCGAACCCGTCAAGCCCGTTGGACCTATCGGACCTGTCGAACCTATCGGACCTGTTGAACCTGTCAAACCCGTTGGGCCCGTCGAACCCGTTGAACCCGTCAAACCCGTTGGGCCCGTCGAACCCGTTGAACCCGTCAAACCCGTTGGGCCCGTCGAACCCGTTGAACCTATCGAACCCGTCGAACCCGTAGCGCCTGTCGCACCAGAAACGCCAATTGGACCTTGTGGTCCCGCAGGGCCGACCCCACCGACAGTTTCAGACCAGTTAGCGATGGACGTGAAAATCTGTCGCAACGTGGTTGCGTTAACAGGTTCAACCTGTCGAAACGGGTTTTGCCATCGTGCCATCTGTTACCAGCCGACAGCCACATAGTTGACACGTGAAGCGCCAACAGAGCGATCTAAAACGGGTGTACCAAACAGTGCTATCGTCGAATCGCTCCACGCCCTGTAAACAAACGCCGTTTTTGTCGTGGACACAACCGCAACTAGATGGGTCGGAACACTGGTATCACCGCTGGTAATGACCACAGAAATCATCCCATTAGTGAACCCGCCACCATCCAACGTAACTGTCGCCATACCGTTAACCAAAGTGTTAACAGAAGAACCAGCAATAATCTGGTACTGACCTGTAGCAACACTAGGCGCCGTACCGCCCGTAATGGACAGACCAGCACCCTTCATTAAGGTGCGTTTGATGATGTTTGCTGTGATCGTCGCCAACTGTGCGGTAGCCGTAGACAGAACGGTGATTCCTGCACCCAAAAATGTTGACCGAATAGTGTCAACATACGCTTTGCGGGCCAACTGGTTATCAGAAGACGGATTAACAGCGGCAGCACCAGTGACCGTCGGTATGCTGGTAAACGGCTGTGAGCCGTCACGTGTCACAACATAAGCGTTCACATAGTTAACAAGGTCATCAAAGTTTTGGTTTGCCTCAGCAGACTTGATGTCTGTACCTGGAACAAAGATATGGGTTTTTGCAACAAAATTTGGATCTGGCATTAGCGAACCTTTCTAGGAACATACTTAACAATTAGGGCGTCAACACCCCAAAAAATGGGTGCCTGGGAAACACCAGCCGTCGGTTTAGTCATGACAGGCCCACCAACCTTTACAGAAATTGCACGCGAAACACCTAAACTGGTACCACGCTGAACCTCCCCATAAATACCCCCGTCCGAGGACCATTTAGAAACATCCCAATCGGATGCGGCATTATCCCAAGTTGGGTTAACAACGGCGGCAGCAGAACCATCAGAGGTGATATGAAACGATTTTGTGATAATATTTTGGTCATAATTTTTGTAAGCCACAACAGGCAAAACGTACGGTTTATCAATTTGCAGTACAGCCTCAAGACGTTTCCACCGTTTCTTCACGGCAGGCTGACCGACATCAATCCAATTAGTTCTATAGTGACCGTCAATGACAGTCACAACCGAGGTTGTGCCAACAATGTCGTAGTATTGTTCTTGCACATCCAACTGGTAAAGCAGGTTGGCGGAAGCGCCGTAAACGGCCCCCACAGAGTCGTGATGGTTGCTGGAGAACGGTCCGCAGGCCAAATCGAACTGGGTCCAAGCCCCACCCACAGATGGATCTAAAACGAAAGTTGTGCCCCTTGCGTAAGTGGGTTTGTTGGCCCACGGCACAGACAACCACAAACGGTTTTCAACCCAACCCATCCGAACATTAGGAATTAGCGCTTCGGGTATGGACCCGTCGCGCATGGCGGGCCACACATTCTCAAACACCCACTTTATTTTTGAACCGTCATAAACATGCAAACCAGTCTTGTGGTCGAAAAAAAACAGGCCAGCAGGCGTCACTAGGACGCCACCCGAACTTACGGCACCTAAAGTGTTGGAAATGTTTACAATACCAAAAGATTCGGCACCGCCACCAAAAATGGCATAGGTTGAATGGCCCTTGAATACAATTAGTTGATCCCCAAAAGGAACAATAGCAGTAATCGTTTCACCATTTTTGCCGTCATCAATGTCAATGTACTCATCTGAACGCCAATTCTCTGCGGCCAACGGGAACTCTAGAGCCCACGAAAACCGCACGCGGTTTGGGTAATGAACACCAGATTCGTAAGTTCCAGCCACCCACACAAAACCAGCATGAACCGCAGCAAACTTCCCTCTAGGGAAGTTGCCAGAACTCGGGGTAATCGTATCGTTATAAGAAGCAGCCATCAAAGACGATGTTGTCCCCGACAGTTTGCCAACTTGAGCGTCACCCCGAACCCAATAAGAAAAACCGCTAACAACAATAGGGCTGAGAATGCCGTTAGCCTCACCAAGATTGGTGCTGACCTCAGTCCAAGCGGCACCAGTGCCAAAATAAACTTTGGCACCAGCAGCAACCAAAGTGTAATTGGTTCCCGCGGGAGCCTTATAGGACCACACGGTGTGAGGGTGTCCTGCTGCGATTGAGGTTGTCGAATAAGGTTTGATGCCACGTCGGATCTGGAAACCGCCACGACGGTCAATGTCCACGTTCATCATGTCGGGTGATTCGTTTTCTTTTAACTTGAACGCATCGGTGTTCAGGTTTAGGCCGCCCGTAAAATCTTTGATGTTAATAACTTTGGTTTGCGGCACAGTTTACCTACTCGAACGGGAACTGTAGACGACCATACAAACCACGACCGCGTATACCAGCACCCAAAACCAGGGGGTACGCACCTGGGGCGTCCCCGAACTGCTTTTTGAGAAGATCCATTTCGGCGTCAAACGCCGAAATGAACACCTTAGCAAGATCCGCGTCCTCCTGCTGCAAGTAGGCCATCGCCACAACATACAGGCGGATGGCATCATGGAACTCGTCAGGAAAATCTGGGAAAGCGCCCGCACCAGACGCAACCCAATCGGTTACCTTACGGTAACCTCGCAGTTGCAACGTGTCCGCAGAGTTCGGTGTCGGATAAAACCTGAGTTTATCGTTCCATGTGTTATAAAAAGTGACGGTACCTGTTGACGATGTGTTGGGCAAATATGCCCGCTCAGCCTCGTCACGCCCAAGGAACGACAGGCGACGGTCATTATGGACGACACTGACAATCTCGTCCACAGCAGGATCAAACAAAGCCAAACTTGTCAAATCGTAATCTTTGACAGATGCGGTGGTTGTCAAAGTCCATTCTTCTTCCAAAAACGGCCAACGCTTGCGGGAACGGGCAATTTTGATTGTGGCGTCACGGCACCAAACATCCAACAAAGAGTTAGTTAGTTCCGTTTCATCCAAATCCAGATGGTTACGGACATAAACACGAATCTGATCTAAAGTGTAAGCCATCAGTCCTCCAATTCGCGATTAGAACGCTGGACGCCCTGAATGGACCGCAAATGGCCAATACACCACTCGGTGCCCTTGGCGGGCCTGGCACGGCATGTGCCGTCGTTGCCTTCACAAAAACCGTCTCGCTGATCGTTGACAGAAACCGTTGGCTCCAACGCCACACCCGAACCTGGCACGGGAACAGAACCAGCAGTAACATGCCGTCTGGTAAGGTCGGTGACCCCACCCGTTACACCTATTGCGCTTGTTCCGTAGTTCACAGAAACCTTACCCACAAAAACTCCCACAGTCTGTAAATGGAGTGGGGCGGAGGCATAAACCCCCGCCCCATCATCATGATGCTAAGAACATCCTACTGGACCCGTCAGGGTTCATTAGGCGGTCTTGGCGGTAAGGACACCCTGACGCTTACGGTTGCTGATGGTAAGGTTACCGTAGCAAAGGATTTGGGCGTAACGGGCATCAATGTTGTTCGGACGAACAAACGGTGTTGGCTTGAACCAAACATCCGAGTTGCCGACAAGACGCAGGTACTTGGTGTTCAGGAAGAACATGTCGCCTGTGGTGACAAAGTTGTCATAAACGATTGGTGCAACCTTGAACATCAGGTTTTGGAAACCGCCATCAGCAGTTTTCGCGTCCATGAACCGTTCTTGTGGTTGCAACAGATCCTCATACTTCTCAAACAGAAGTTGAGTTGTAAGGATCACGTTCGGGTTGTCATTGCCAGCCGAAACGGTGTTGTAGGCGGTACGCATCTTGGCAAGACCAAGAGCCTCGGCGGCCGTATCCTTATAACCGACCCTCCACCAAGTATCAACATCAATGTCGATACCACCAACAACAGCACCAACACCAGATTCTTTAACAAGTTTGGCAAGACCAAGCCAGTCTTTGCCACTGTTTCCAGTGCCGTCACTAGTAATGAACATTTCGTCAAACTTCTCGGTAATGGTTTCTTCAGCCTGGAACGTCTTGGCTTCCAACAGATCAATGACCTGTTCATCAGACGAGTTTTGTGCTTCTTCAATACCCGAGATAGCAATGGTTGCAGCGTACTGCTTCCAGTTATACTCAGCAGCAGTGATACCGCTCTGTGCCGTGATGGCAATGGAGTCATAACCAGAGTACGAGGCGGCAGTGCTGTTTAAACCGTGAAGAAGTGGGATAACAATTTTGGTGCCACCAGAAACAGTACGAATCTGGCCTGCCTGCTTAAGGAAATAAACGAGCGGGCGGGCAGTAAAAATGTTGTCAATCAACTTGGGCATATGATTTGCCAAAGTTGTTGAAAGTAGTGTGTCATAATTCGGGTTTGCCATTGTATGTTCCTCTATGGGTTAAGGCGTTATGCGCCTAGTGACTTTTTGGCTGCCAAAAACGCTTCACGGAGAGAACCGAACTGAACAGACTCGTTTGGCACCGAGGTACCACTTCTGTTAGAACCGCTATAGACAGTGCCAGCCGCATCCCGCTTTGCAGCGGTACGCTTGTCACCGTCCTGTTGCTTACGTTCAAACTCACTGAGTTTGGCTGACATCGAACCAAAGTTCATGTCAGCATAAGCAGACTGAAGATTCGGAAAACCGCCTTTGATTGCGTGAGCAAACAAAGATGATTCATCAAAATCGCCGTGTGTTTCGCGGATAGATTCCAGTTCCCGCCCGATGGCGGCTTGGTTTGCGGTCGCTTCCTGTGCAGCAAACTTCTGTTCAAGCACAAAAATGCGTTGTTCGTCAGGGTCCATCCCATCAAAAAGATCGGCTTCCTGCTGATCAAAACCCACCCCAAAAGCATCCCCAAGAGCCTTGAGAGTACTAGTCGGATCGTTTCGCAACGCTTCTGTGATTGCTTCGGCGTCTGAAAGGCGCGTACGCATTTCGGCTAACTCTTGAGTCTTTTTTGTGTAATCAGACTGTCTAAGGTAACCATTTCGGGCTTCTTCAAGGGTAATCCCCTTACCGTCAATTTCAAAAAATGAATCTGCGGTATCGGATTCCGAGATTGGCTCGGTGGAAGTTCCAGCATCAGATTCGTCTAGGTTGCTAGAATCAACAAAAGTTGAGTCAAGTCCTTCCGAAACATTTGATGGCTCCCCAGCCGTCGAGTCATCGACGGTGAATGAATCGCTCATAACTCCATAGAGAGTTCCATGTACCTCACGGGTTATTCTCTATAAGATAGTTTGCAGTGTCCCGCTATTGAACCCCAAGACCCATTTGGCCTTGTAATTGGGCCAACAATGAAGGCGGAATGCCACCAGTACCCGCCGAAGCCAAACCACCATCCTGCGTAGGCCCTTGACCCATCTGCGCTTCTAGAAGATCTCTTGGGTCCATCTGTGCGCCATTCATGCCCGACTCACCCTTAGGCGGTCCCATTTGCGACCCGTCAGGCATTTGATGGGGGCCTGAGGGCATCCCAACATTAGGGTCCGCACCCATTGGTGGTGCGGGGGGCAGCATAAACTTCCCAGGAGACTTGATACCAAAACCAACCTGTAATACATGTTTAGCAATTGCGGCAGGGTCAATGACGGTACCAATCATGGGTGCCAAAGTTCCCATTAATGCAACAGCCTGCTGACGACGGAACGTGTCGTTCTGTGGCTGAGTTGACCCGCCCTCGACATTGAAGTCGTATTCGCCTTCAATGTCCTCACGTTCATAGTCAAACCATAGTTGTTGGCCTTCTGCGCCAACAACACGGGCAACCTGCTCGCCAGTCATATACTGCTGGGCAAGTTGGACAACCTTACGGGCAATGCGGCCAATACTTAGTTCAATCAAAGCCAGTTTGTCAGAAGAACGGGCGTTAGACGCATCCTGAATCATAGCCGCCTCTGTGGCGGTACGTTTCATTTCGGGTGAACCACCACGGGCGTATTCATTCACACCCGAAACCCTGTCCATGTCACTCTGGATGATGTTAGAATACTGGTACAGGTCGGAACTGAGCGGGGTAATTGGTACAGCCATAATAACGTCCTGCAACGGCTGGTTGTCATCAATAACCTCAATAGCAATGTTATCTTCGTTTGATTCTAAACCTTGACGGCCCTCAGGTCCAAGCGCGCTCGCACGGTACAAATATTTGCGACCGTACTTTTTGCGGTGATTCATCATCTGGGAACGGGTTTTATTAAGTTCTTGTTGGGGGGCCTCAATCATTTCCAGATCGCCCATGGGGTAAAACTCGTCGGGAACCTCGTAGTTTGCAATGAACTCGAAAGGGTGCCCGAAACTGTAAGGGATCGGTTTGGGGTCAATCAGATAATCTGAACTATTTTCAGAGAAAACGCAGATCGTCTCGTTTATAAGATCGTAGAACTCGTAAATGGTGACACGTTCAATGTCAGGGTCAATTTTGCGACGTTTAGCGTCACCCTCAGCACCAGACGAAAAAACTGAATCAGATTCAACTGAGCGGCGGGCTGTTGAACCATATTTGGTGTCAGCCTTCACATCTTCCAACGGGCGCATAATGCGCTGAGCAATCCAACGGGCATCATCCAAGGAGGTTGCCTCGGGATCAATGAACATGTCAAACGGGCTGATGCGCTCCAAATAGGGGCGATCTTCCACGATAACCATTTTGGTTTCTGGGATACCAGCATCAATTTCTTCATCGGTTGGAATCTCGTTGGCCATGTCAGGGTTCTGTTCGGCGAACTGTGTGGCCTGAGCAACCATCGCATCTAGTTCACTGCGACGCTCGTACTCACCAATTTCTTCCGACCTTTCAACAAACTTGTAACCAACCTTAACCCAACCGTGACCAATAATCAGGAAATCTTTTGTCGCACGCCTAAAGGGTGTGCGGAAATCGTAATGCTTCCACCAATAATTGACAACAGCCTCAGTGATAACACCACGATCCTCGTTCTCAGGATGATTAGCCATCACCTCAATCTTTGGGTAATTCACGGAAATTGAAGGAAAAATGACGTTAATCGTAGAAAATGCCATGTTAATGGCAATCCGATCTTCGTCGCTGAAACCAGCAGGGAAATGCTTACCTTTGTATAAGTCCAGCATTCGACGCCACGTTGCGTCAAATGATTCTTGTTCGCGGTACCGAATTGCATGTTCCAGTCGCATTCGGTATCGTTTCAGATGATCTTGCTTGCTAAGTTTTGCCATCAGAAATGCGCCCTACCAACAAACTCAGGTTCATACCCGTTCGCACGCGCAGAAGTAATCGTGTCGCTGATGCGTTCACGCAAAGTAGGACCATTCCAACGCTCAGTATCAGGCAGCGCAATCCCAGGAATCCCATCCTTACGCCAATACTTCATCTTACAGGCGAAACAAGGATGAGACTTGGCAAGACACTCCCCGTAGGAGTGTGATGCCATCAGATTTTCTGTGATCCACCTGGACGGGCGGCCTTAGGAATCTCGCTACCAGACTTGGGTGTGGCGGTTGCGCCGCCAGAGCGGGCAGCCTTCGGGATGTGGATTTCAACATGCACAGACTTGAAATCTGATGCGCCACCAGGTCGAGCCTTGTTTGGAACAAAATCGGCGCAGCCCAACTTGGGGGTGGCGCCTGAACCAACACTGTTGTACGAATCTTTCATAATGTCTCCATCTGGGTTTAGAACAGTTCTACTAATGTGCACCTAGTGTCCCGTAGGGTCCCCTTAAGACCGAACAGAATACTTGCCAATCATCAGATCACCAGCATCATCCTGATCGCCATAATGCAAATTAGCCCACCAATCCACAGTCCAATAGTCATTACGTTCCTCTTTATATTCTGGCGCATAAGCAAAACCCAACATCTGATTGGCAATAGCCAAAGACATCACACGATCGTCATGCGGGGAGCCAGACATGGCCCCCTTCTCATCCCGAGTATACGTTCTAAGTTCCCCCAATGTGGCTGAGCACTGCAAAATGATTGCATGCTCACGAATAGAACGGGCAAGTTCATCAATCATCAAAGGTTTAG